TGGTGGCGCCCCGATCTGTTTTAGTAGACGATCGGAGACATACTCAATATATTCAGACATCTTCTCAGAGTTCATACCGATGAGATTACATGGGAGAGCGTCTAGAATGAAACCCTTTTCAATCTCGACCGCCTCCTTCACGATGGCGTGGAGGATTTTATTGTTAGGTTTATTGCGTAAAGTCTTGAAAAGTTCCACAGCAAACTCTTGATGGAGACCTTCATCGCGGGAAATAAGCTCATTTGAGAAGCACAATCCCGGCATGAGACCCCTCTTCTTCAACCAAAAGATGGCACAGAATGAACCCGAGAAGAAAATACCCTCGACACAAGCAAACGCAAATAGGCGTTCAGCGAAAGAGTGAGATTTTACGTCAAACCATTTCATAGCCCAAGTAGCCTTCTTCTGAATACACGGCACAGTTTTGATTGCTTCAAATAACTGCTTTTTTTCGGCCGCATCCCTGATGTATTTGTCAATCATTTTTGAATATGTTTCACCATGAACCATTTCATTATGACACTGATATGCGTAGAATGAGCGAGCTTCACTTATCTGAACTTCATCGGCAAAGCTATTATTTATATTTTCAAACACAATTCCATCTGATCCAGCAAAAAAGGCTAGAATATATTTTATAAATTTCTTTTCATTTTCATTCAGGGTCTTCCAGTCGTCGAGGTCTTTAGAGAGATCTACTTCTTCCGCAGTCCAGTTGCTCATTTGAGCCTTCTTATAGAGGTCCCAGAGATGTGGATACTTCAGGGGAAAGACTGTAAATCTGCTTAGGGTAGGAAACAGAATGGGTTCATATTCTTGTTCAACCCACTCCTGGAATTCAAAGAAGTTTCCAATTCGACGTTCATCAATAAATATTTGAGGGTAGGAGTCAAGTCTACCACCACACAACTTCTTGAGTTCTTCCTTCTCGATCATAACTTTTTCATATTCAACACCTTCCGATTCACATAACGAGACGGTGTGGTCACAGTACTCGCAGCCCTCCTTCGAATAAATTGTGATTTTCATCTGTGTTATTATTGTTGATAATTTTTTGCCCGAAAACTCTAAGCATGATTGTGCCATCCGAAATAATTGAAAATGATATAATTAAACTACTTGTAAACGAAGACAACATAGAGGACGACTTCCTAGCTGTTGTGGGAATGAATACTGGCCTGACACTCGGAGTAAGATATCTAAACCCCACCGAGCTCATATATAAGTCGGCTTGTGTCTATAAACTTGATGACGGTGACATGAGTCCGGCTCCATATGAAAGTGTGATGGAACACCACCCAAGTGGAACAACCTTTGAGGATTTGGAATTCAAAATGATCGAGAATGGCCTGTATGCTAATATAAATGAAATTGACATCGAAGATTCTGATTCTGAAATCTACGATGGTGACGAGAGTGATTCAGAAATGGATGACTTTATCGTACCAGATAACGAGATTGACGGTGAAGTAATTCGTCCTCCTGACTATAAAGCCATAGACAAGGAGTGGAACGCATGGGAGCCAAAATCTCCAGGGGCGCGTAGTTTTAAAGAAACCGTTGATGCTATTGAAGCCATGGCCAAAGCGCGTGCAGACAACCTAAGTTTTGGTGCGTAATTACAAAATACAAAAAAGCTCGCCCCCAATTATACCAATATGCTGGCAGCTATCTGGTCTGATTTAGACCAATTATTACCCAAACCCAATGTTAACAAGCCAGTTAATACAAATTTTTGTCGTGAGTGCTCGGGGGTGAAAATCATTTCACCCGAAGGTCTCCCCACGTGTTCAGAATGTGGTCTCATTGAAGACAACTTTGTTGACGAGAAGCCCGAATGGACAAGTGGTATTACAGATGATGGACGCGTCAGTGATCCCTCGAGATGTGGTACTCCAAATGCAAACCCGGAACTCTTTTCGCAGAATTGGGGCAAGGGTACTGTTATTTCAACTCAACGCTCATCAACCTACGAAAACAAACGAATGGCAAAAATTAATTTCCATATGTCAATGAATCATAAGGATAGATCACTGTTCCATGCATACAGGGATATTGACGAAGCTTGTCATGCGCTCCCAGATGTGGTGCGCAAAGACGCAATGATGATGTATAGAAAGTTTAACGATGAAAAACTTACTCGCGGTGCAGTCCGTCTCGGTATCAAAGCAAATTGTGTACTTTACGCTTGTAGACTTGCTCAATTTCCACGAACAACCAAAGAAATCGCTGATATGTTTGGTATTCAGTCTAAAGATATTAGCCGGACAACACAAATATTTAAAGATACAGTTATGGGTATCACCGAAAAGAACTACGTGACGAAGGCCCACGACGTGATGCAAAGACTTCTCAACTCTTTTGACGTCACGAGAGAGCAACATCTCCGATGTAACAGGATGTGTACTAATACAGATGATTGTGTAGAGCTTATGAGTAAAACACCGACTAGTATTGCGTCTGCTATTATTCACATTGTACTTGGTTCGGAAGTAACAAAGGTACAGGTGTGCGAAAAATGTTCGGTCTCTGTACCGACACTAAATAAGATTGAGAATATCGTAAAAAAACACTTAGAGGCTAAAAGACTACTTTAATAAAGAATGGTGGTCAAATTGTTTTTGGCCACACCATGCTACGGTGGTTTATGTTTAGAAAAGTATGTAATGAGTATTATAAGGCTTCAGATTCTATTAATTAGGGAAGGTATCCAGTTATACATGGATACCACCGAAAATGAATCACTCGTCCACAGGGCTCGTAACGTCGCTGTGGGTCGGTTCATGCAGAAAAGTGATTGCGATTACTTCATGTTTATAGATGCTGATGTTCATTTTGATCCCGAAGCTGTTGTCCGCCTTATTAAGTCCGGTCATGATGTAAGTGTTGCGTGTTATCCCAAGAAGGTGGTTAACTGGGAACAAGCCGCATCCGCAGTGAAGGGGGGAGATGAACGTAATATGGCGATGTTGTCTTCAAGTCTTGTGATTAACTTTGGGGCGGCAAATAGACCCGTTAAGGATGGATTTATAGAGATACTGGATGGTCCCACTGGTTTTATGTGTATCAAGAGGGATGTTTTCAAACAGCTGGAGGAAAAATACCCAGAATTGTGGTGTAAAAATGATCATCAAAATAGAGACTTTGATGATTATCATGCAGCTTTTGATTGCATGATCGATCCGGGCAATCGTAGGTATTTGTCGGAAGACTACGCATTTTGCAGAAGATGGCAGCAGGTGGATGGTGGTAAAATATACGCAGATGTAAATACAACTCTCGGGCATGTAGGAAACTTACCATTTACGGGCTGTCTCAACGAAAGGCTTAAGGCTTAGACACTTTTAATTTATATTATGAACCTCGTTACTATAATTGTTACCCGTTCCAAAAGTTGTCACGTTAAAACGCTACATGCAATTCTACGCATGAACTTGAAATGTATACAAGAGCGAATTCACAATGAAATTGTTTTTGTTGATGATGACCCATATAAGAAATCCGATGTTATTCAGAAATATATACGAACGTGTGATCGAATATTTTTTGTTGATTTTGGTGTAGGTGTGGATCAGGAATCATTAAACCAGGTTTTTGAAAAACATGAAGGCATTGGTTGCCTTGTTTTTCCGGGTGTCAAGGAGGGTGTGGATTGGGGGTTGTTTAAGAGTAAAGTTTCCAGTGATACAAAAGAACCAGTTGAACAGATGGGTCTCCATTTTGACACAGAGGTTGGTAACGAAATTTCTAAAAACATCTACACCGTGAAAAGCAGTGAAGCCCGTGTGTGGCTGATAAATACAAAAAATGTTATAAAAAGTATCAAAGACAAAAAAAATGAAAATATAACAATTCATCCTAAAACATTAGAAAAGTTCAAAGAAAAGGGTGTGAAGATTTGTGCGTTTACAGCAGCTAAGTTAACAATGACATACACACATGAATGTATAAGTAACATCCTGAACGCGGCGGGAGTTAAAGCGAGTTAAAGTTTAAATTGTATTACAAAACATGTCCTTCGAAGAGCACGTGATAAATTATATACACAAGGTTTGGGGAAGTCGGGATTATTTCCCCGGGCCCCAACCAGTCTCTATTGAGTATCGTCACTTCCCCATTCTCAAAAGCAACGAGTATGTTGTTTGTGAGAAAACGGACGGCGAGCGACACATGCTTGTCGCCTTGACATATGAGGGTAAAAATAAATCTGTATTTGTAAACAGAGCCTTCAATATTACCCCGGTATCTATACGATTACCAGCATCTGCGTATAATGGAACCATTCTTGATGGTGAGTTGTATGATAATACGTTGTTTATATACGACGCCATCATCGTTAATGGTGAACCCGTGGGGCAACTCAATTTATATGGAAGACTTGAAGCGGCTAAAAAAATCACGAATTCTGTGATTAAAATGAAATTTGATAAACATCGATTGAAAATGAAGACGTTTCATCATATGCGCGATTATGACGAATTCATGTACAAGTACCTTCCTACCGTTCAACAGAATGTGGATGGTCTCGTTTTCACACCCATAAATGAACCAATGAGGATTGGTACGCACGAAACCATGTTCAAATGGAAACCCCGAGAGAAGAATACAGTTGATTTCTATATGAAGAGGGGTGAAAGTTTTAAAGGGGTTGGGCAAAAGGGAGAACCGGTTTGGAAACTATATGTCCAAGAAAAAAAGAAATTATTTTACGAGAGTGAATTTGAAGTAAGTAAAATGAATGAACCATGGTTTGAAGATGGTGCAATTGTCGAATGCATGTATATTACTTGGGAGGATGGACCATTGTGGTGGAAACCACAAAAGAGGCGCCGAGATAAGACACACCCAAATAATCGCCGAACATTCTATAATACCATCACAAATATCAAAGAAGATATTCAGATGAAGGAGTTTTTAGATTGTAGACCATCACGTAGTGACCACCCGATGTAAGAAGATTAATCTCATTTAAAAATTCATCGTTCGCGCTATACCATTTGTCTTCGCGTCTAACAAAGCTAACGTAATGACCATCCATTTCGTTACCTATGTGTGTAGCACTCGCGATTAAATTGTATTCATACTTGTCAATCAACAACTTTTCGATCACACTTATGTTAGTTTTTTTATCGAGGGAAATTATAAGAACTTGTGGAAGTTTTGAAAATAACATTCTGGTAGTCGCAACATTGTGTATTTTGCCATTCGTATCTTCAAAATTTTCAATCACATTCCAACCTGTGCTCTTGTTAAGCATTTCGCCCAAATTGTCGCCATTTGTTGATGTTATATGAATGCTAAAATCCTCACTTGTAGATGTTTTTCCCCCGGGCCACACGGTTTCTTGTGTTTTTTTACCATAAAACCAAGACTTTATAATGGGAGAGGATCTCACGAGAATATCTATAATACATAAAATTGCTTCTTGTGCATCTTGTGGATCCGCATTATCAAACCTTGGAAAGTGTTTGAAAAATTCGCGCATCAATGGTTTTAGATTTATACAACCCTTTTCTTCTGATACCCAATAAAACTTTACAAGTGTTTGATATAATTTTGTAAATTCACAATCACCTTTATAATTAGTTTTTAAAAAATAGTTTGAAAGAACTGGGATATGAAGAAGGCATTGTACCACACTATTGAAATAGCATGTATTTCCGAGGTTTAAAAAACCTCTCATTACAATTTATACATAAAAAACACTTAAGAAAATACCGCGTAATAAAAATGTAAAAACCATGCACGACATTAAGTCTATTGTTGATAAGATCTTCGCTGTGTTTGAATCTCACAAGGATGAAGAACATATTGAAATGGAACTCCGTCTCGGAAAACACAATGGAACGTTCTTCGATACAAATGTTGGTAAGGAGAATTTTGAAAGAGTTTTAGAAGGTCTCAGAAAGTATAACGCTTGGGAAAAAACGGAAACTACAGAATCCGATGTTTATTACAGTGATAACAATAATATTCGTCTGTCTGTTAAAAAGGATACCGGAGACGATGGTGTAATGGTTCAGAAGATTAACGTTTTGAAAGAAGACTTTACCGGAACACCAACTGATATGCGATTTAGTATTTCGAGAGAAATCCCCACTTGGGGTGAATACGAAATGGATAGAGTTCGTACCAAGACTCGTCATTCATTTGTGAGAAAGAATCTCACTATTGATATGACTATATCATCGGGTGATAATGCTGATATGGATTCCGAAGAACCGTGTTCATACCAAATTGAGTTTGAAATCGTCAAACCACAAGATGTCACATGTCGTGACGAGTTCTTCAATATAATTCATAAATTGAACGATTTATCCAAATTAATTCCTGTGTAATAAATAAGATGTCGCGTTATATATTTCTAGCCCTATTGGCCGCCGCTCTTATATACGAAACCGAAAAGCTATCTGACCAGATTGGAGGTTCTAAGAATTTCCATATCAGTGCAGGTAATTCCAAACAAATGTACCTTCTCATGCGCAGAGAGGGTATGAGTCAAGAAAACCTAAAAAAGTTCGTGCAATTGGAGGATCGTTTTCTCCAAATTGAACGAAATTCTGTGTGCTCGGGTGTTTCCCACATTGTTGAGGCAACAATCTTATCAAACCTGATAAAGGAAATGTTCCCAAGATATAACTTCGCATATCATACGTACCATCTCAAGCAAGTGGGTGAACCAATTAAAACTGTGAACTCACGAGTATTATGTTGATTAAATTCCAGATCATCATATAATGCTTGGGGCTGTCGATCTTTTGATAATTTTTAAGAATGTGTAAGATGAGCTTATTATCATCTTCAATGCATAGCTCGCCGGATCGCGTCCCGACACCGTCCACGTCCTCCTTTCTAAATTTTTCATCAAATTTATAATCGATCTCAAGTGACGACCATTGCGAGTTTTGTCGCCCCTGTCTAATGTAATCAGCTATAACGTAAATAATTGCGTCCAAGAACTCTTCGGTTGCCATTTCGATCCAGGAGTTGTTAGGTGTTCCCCATTCCCTCGTGTCCGAGTTAACAATCACCCCATGCCCATATCGCTCCTTTCCAAATTCAAGACGTCCCACGATCTGTTCAGCAATCGTTTCCATGTTTAATAAGTCTATGACTTATTCCTTAAGTTTAACCACGTCTTTTTATATTTTTCAAGTTGTTTCATAGTTGGTCCTTGGTTCATAATATAATTTGTCGCTGCGTTTCTGTACTGAGTTACAAGTTTCTTTGGTACACTCGCGACATTCAACTGATTACGAATAACCTTTCTTTCTAAATTTCTACCTCTCTCACTCTTCCACCGATTAACGAGTCTCTTTTTGATAATATCCACATCTCTCTTGAATGGAACACCCCGTTTATTTCCAGTATTCAGTTTGTTAAGACGCGTTTTCATCTCCTTAACGTCGTTGTTGAGAGAGGGCATTATATTCTTGTAGCGATCCATCCATCGTTTGCCATAAAGTTTGACAATATCTTTGCGAATAGAGTTTTCATTAAGACCCCTCTTCTTGATGACTTGTTCCCTCTTTACATTTCTCTTCTTTTTCGCCACTTCTTTGCGGGTGGGTGGCGTCTTTGGCTTGGGCTTGGGAGCAAGCATGGCGTTGCGCGCCTTTTCAATCTTCTTACAGAGGGTGATTTTTGTCTCTTTGGGGTCTAGTTTAATATTGAGGATACCAGCAACTCTGAGGAGTTCGGTTTTGTTGTATCCCGTACAAGTGGCTCGCCCAACCTTGAAGTTCTTACCCGAACCAGCTAGAGTAACATTCTTCTTCTTTTGGGTGTTACGGAAAGTGGCACTCTTCACCCCCGAAATCTTCTTAATCTTTTCACATATCTCCTCCTTCTTTGTGGATGCTGTGATTCCAACGACACCCATCTTTTTTGCGAGATCCACGAGTTCCGACTTTGGCATTCGCATGCATTGTTTGGTATCAATCTTTAGGGCCGCCGTTTGTTTCTTACTCAGGACCTTCTTCTTGACCCTTTTAGTAACTGTTTTCCCCTTGACCAATCTATTTGGTACAGACGCAGTTAGGGAGATTTCACCCTTTTCGTAAAGTACTTTTGCCAATTGAGATCCATCGGTATATGCTCTAAGCATATCCGCGGGTGTCGGAGCGCCCGATATTTGAATGTTACCAGACTTGGCCAATATGTATTTATGACCTCTATATGTGAGATACATAAATGGTGAGAGTTCCGCGTCATATTTGACATCCATCGCGCCGTAATTGGACACAAATCTTTTTGTGAGTAAGACCAAATTCTTGAAAACACCATTCACTCTAAACTGACCACTGAGATTATTGTATTGAAATGGATTGTAGAGGAAGGCTTCCTTCTCACTGTAGTTATTAACAATGAATCGGTGGATGAGTTCGGGTTGATTTGAAATATTTGACCCAATAAACCCGCCCGAGAAGCGAATTTTACCATTTCTATAAAAGTTGACTGTGGCACCCTTAGATTCGGTGTCATCGGAAATTACAACCTTCAATTGAACGGTAAAAAAGTCCTTGTTAAGGTCACCCCTCTTTCCATACTCACGAGTATGCGAGAAACCTGTAGTAAAACGCCCATAAATACCATTGATCTCTTTAGTGTCTAAATAAAGACCTTCGCCAATTGGTGTTTTAGGTAATGGGGTCTTAAGGAGAATCTTTTTGATATTGATTCGGGTTTCGGAACTAAAATTCTTATTCACGGTTGCGTTGAACATTCCTGGGTTCAGTTTACTGACCCTGAATGTCAAAGGGGAAGGTACAGGATTCATGGCCATTGCAATAATTTCGTTGGTATTATCATTGCTATTTGAATTATGAACAAACTCGGCAAACTCCCCGTAGTTTTCGTTGCTCATAATATTATTTTTGAGGCGAGGAGGGAATGCCATATCCGCCTCAATTTCTTTGATTAGTGCATTATTTGACGCAGTCGTAGAAACAGAACTTGGGCTGTTTGTGGGGCGCACTTCTACCCCCGACTGCTTGACAAACTCCCTGAGCTGCTGACTCATATCCACTATTGGGTATTATTTTTTTAATAATTATCTGTAAATTCAAGGGATTCTTCAACCACATCTAAGCCGTAAATGACTGGTTGCTTGGGATAACTTCTACCCTTATAGTTAACTACCTCTTCCCTGACATCAATGTCACGAGAGCTGAATGGTCCAGCGTAGAAATCTGGATTGAACTTGGGCTTACCCAGGTTATTTGCTTGACAATGCTGATTGAACACCTGGATGAATAATTTTTGGGGCACAAAGAGTTCCTTTCCAAATACAATATTTGTGCTTTCCAGGAAGTTGTGGAGTGTACTCGCAACCATAGCCACTTGCTTCTGAATCTTCTTGAAGTATTCTGGAACCACATTCCATATATCTTTGTTCCTGTATTTGTTTGAATAATCAAGATAGGCCTTCACACACTTGAGAAGGATAATCGGTAGTTCGCGATTCAGTTTTTCGTCAAGTTGTGGATCTGCCTCTCTCACCTGTTTTGAAAAGTTCCACGCCAAAATACGACGGAGAACGGAGCCAGAGTTATCCTTCCAATTTGGAACCTCATTCCCCCCGAGGACACCTGGAACGTTCCACTCAATTGAAACCGCCGTCTTATTCTTCACAGCCACTGACACATCTTCACCCGAAACCATTGACTGAAACTCGGCTTGTTCAAGGGCGAGATCACCCTTTACCTCTGGTGCAATAAACATAAATGAGTCCTTAATAGCCGAAAGTCCGAACTTCTTTTCAATATTGTTTGAAAGGGTGCCGACATCTTCATTCTCATAGAACTTTTTGAATACCTTTGTAATCAGGGTACTCTTACCGGAACGCGCGATCCCCTTGAAAAAGGGGATCACCTGCCAACCGTCAAGCTCCCCCACATCGTAACATAGACGACCACCCATTACATACGCCCAGTTACACACCTCCTGGTCAAATTTCTGGTATCGGAGAACCGAATCAAACCAGGGTGTTGGAATATCTTGCCATTTTTCAATGTGTGAGAAGTCATCAAATTGTTGGTCAAAGTACTTACACGCAATGATCGTCGGGTCAAGGCATCTAAATTCCTGACTTTCATAGGGGTAGAAGCAACAATCGTATACACCCCTGTCTGGAATCCATTCTTTACCGACAAAAACACCGTTTTTGAATGACCACACATGACGTCTCTTTGTAATCTCGGGAAATTGTGCATCGACACACTTCGTCATATTATCAATTACGTCACGAAATACAGAGCCCCGACTCGTAAAATTTTTCCATGTGATAAAATCATCATCCTTCTGCGCGAGAGAGTATACAAACTGTTCAATAGTAAATTTTGGTTGCCAGGCCCGTGTCCGGTGACCTTCAACTGTCCTAATTTCTTCGCAGCACTGACCTTTGTATCGACGGTAACCAGCTTTGTATGTTTGGTCGAGGGAATATAGAAGACACTTTTGAAATGGTGTAGCCTTTTCAATCTCTTCTTCGTCCATTGTTGATGGGTCGCCATTTGACGTAAACTGCGGCTGGGCTGTTGGGTTATCAACTCGCTCGAATGATGTGTAGTGCCTCCGAATGTTTTCATACCCATCACTTAATTGTTTGAGAATATTGTTAATACGTTTAACCATAGTAATTCCGTCGTCGTTTAACTCTTTTTTGTGAATTTTTAAATCGCGTATATGGTTTTTTAAATTAATAAGATACGTACGTTGTCTATCACGGTTACCCTTGATGGCCAGAACATCAATCCGATGTGGGATGGGATTCCCATGATCATCAAAATTATCAGAATGAATAAATTGGCGATATCCCAGCTCGCGCGCGTTTCTAAAGTCGTTAGTTTTCAGAGACCACGCCTCTTCGAACCTATCAACGGTTGTATACACATGCTCTTCTTTCATTGACTGGATGTGTTCTTTCTGAAGCTGTGTCAAGGCCTCATATTTGTCGGGTTCCTTATCAATGAAATGCGTGTGTTCCATTCCTATATTTAATGAATAATGATTTTTGTTTCTAAGCTTATTTTGAGGGTTGCATTTTAGAAAGCATTTTAATTAGGATTTTATTTTGAGTTTCCAATTGGTAACAAAGATTAACTAGGGCCGAGCATACAGTGTCCCCATCGGGGGTCGCGAGGAGAGAAGACATCAAGGACACGACGTTAATATCATCGTCGCCAAAATCCAAATCTTCATCGTCGCCAAAATCCAAATCTTCTCCTTGAACTTCCTCTCCATCTTCGTCCACTGATACAATTTCACCTTCCTCGATTTCTTCAACTGACTCTTCATCCTCAGGACGTGATGACATTTTACATTCGTCTGAGAAAAGATCGTGATCAAAATTTCGCACCTGGTTGCGATTTCGCCCAAAATTATTTTCTCTGCTTATAGTACAAAAACTTTCACAATGGCTGGTGGCCTCATGCAACTCGTCGCCTATGGCGCCCAAGATGTCTATCTCACTGGTAACCCTAAGGTTACATTCTTCCAAGCGGTGTACAAGCGTCACACCAACTTCGCGATGGAAAACATCGAACAAACTGTCAACGGTACCGCGGCCAACTCAGGCCGGGTGTCCGTGACCATTGCCCGTAACGGTGATTTGGTCGGAGACATGCACCTCGAGCTTGAATCTGATGTTAACACCACTGTTACTTCTGACGCTACCTCCGACAACAACTGGGTTGCGGAGCGTGCGATCAACAACGTCGAACTGTCGATCGGTGGACAGCGCATTGACAAGCACTACCAAAAGTGGTGGCGTTTGTACTCCGAGCTTTACTTGGACGAGTCCAAGAAGGCTAACTGGGCTAAGCTCACTACTGCCAAGGATGGCAAGACCGTCTACTTGCCTTTGATCTTCTTTTTCAACCGCAACCCAGGTCTCTATTTGCCATTGATAGCGCTTCAATACCACGAAGTACGCATCGATATTGACTGTGCGTCCGACATGGAAACTTACCTTAACAAGAACGTTTTCAAGGTCTGGGCCAACTACGTGTATTTGGACACCGAGGAGCGTCGTCGCTTCGCGCAAAAGGGTCACGAATACCTCATTGAGCAAGTTCAACACACTGGCTCCGACACCGTGACCTCCGCGGGTACCAAGCAAGTCCGCTTGTCTTACAACCACCCAGTCAAGGAATTGGTCTGGTGTTTCTCCAACACCCTCGCCCGTTCTTCTCTCTGGAACTTCACCTCCGCCAACAACGATTCCGAAATCGTTCTCGAGAACGACCCACGCGGCGGTGCGGCCTCCAACTGCTACGTCCCAGTCGGCGTTGCGGGTGGTGTCCCACTCTTTGATGCGGAGTCCTCTACCGCGGATTACACCGAAGAAGCTGCTGGTCCATTGAGCACCTTCAAGCTCGTCCTCAACGGCCAAGATCGTTTCAAGGAACAAAAGGGTAAGTACTTCAACCAACTTCAAGCGTACAACCACCACACTGGTTCCCCATACCCAGGTGTGTACAGTTACAGTTTCGCCTTAAAACCAGAAGAACATCAACCAACAGGGACATGTAACTTCTCCCGCATCGATAACGCTCAAGTCGCCGTTACTATGAACTCTTCCGATGCTACTACCATGCATATGTTCGCGACCAACTACAACGTCCTCCGCATCCAATCCGGTATGGGTGGCCTCGCGTTCTCCAACTAAGCTAATTACCGCTTAAGTATGTATAATCTAGTCGCGTTTTAAAAAATATAAACACAAGTATTAAGATACAAACAAATATCTTAATATCTGTCCTTTGATCTCAGCGATGAAGAACAACAGAGGAAATGTTTTCATTATACAAATCTTCAACTGCTCCCAGCCCGTGAAAATCTCGCGAAAAATAACAAAATAATCTCCACGTAATTTAAAACACAATGGCCGAAAGAGATAACAAGACAAAAACTATCGCAATCTGGGTCCCAGTCTCAATTCTCCTCTTGGGTATTGCGACTACCACCTACATGATTTCCCGTAACGGTAAATCTGGGTATGCTAAATTAAAGTAAACACGCGTCATATGAATATAACAAATGCAGGACATTTACACGGATGGTAGTTGCATCGGTAATCCGGGACCGGGAGGGTGGGGTGTTGTAGGGCCAGGAATGAGAGTTTCGGGTGGACAGGACAATACTACAAACAACGCCATGGAACTGACTGCAGCCGTTAAGGCACTCGAACAATGCATCGCTCGCAACATTCTTGAGATAAGACTGTTTACTGACAGCACATATGTCAAGAATGGTATAACTTCATGGATTAAAAATTGGAAAAGAAATGACTGGCGTATAAAATCGGGCGAACCGGTTAAGAACAAAGAGTTGTGGATTCAGATTGATACACTTATACAGAGAATGAATCTGGTTGAGTGGCGTTGGGTAAAGGCGCATAATGGACATCCACAGAATGAACTAGTGGACTCTATCGCGTATCAGGAAGCGTTGGAAATTAAAAATGCTAAATCTGCGGGTAAAGCGACAACGACGCGAGCGTTGAGTCTCAAAAGCAACAAATTTTACGGTGTCGTTAAAGGTCATGTTCCGGGTATATACACTACATGGGACGAAGCTAAAGAACAGGTTCACGGATATAAGGATGCGATGTATAAATCTTTTAAGACTGAAGCGGAAGCTAAAGAATATATGAATACACCGCCGCCAAACGATCGTATATACCTGGATGTACCCTACCAAGAAAAGGACGTTGTAAAATCCCAGGGTGCCAGGTGGGATCCAGGTAAAAAGAAATGGTGGGTGCGTGATATCACCCCGGAGCTTGAAAAATATGTCTGTGTAAAATAATGGGTGACACTCAGGTAAGTGAAGACCCCCCGGCACCGTGGTGCGCGGCACAGGAAAGGCTTCTTAAATCGTGGGCGGAGCGGGCGGCGGGTTATCGATGGTTACATAATCATTCCCGTCTCCACTATAAAAGACAAAATGACCACCTGTCATATCCAAGTATAGTGATAGCGAGTGTCACGGGTGTTGGGGGTTTTGCTGTTCTCAATCCAAGTGGAAATGAAGACCTGGACAATTCCACGAGAGCTAAAATTATGATTGTCCAATACTTTTTTGCATTCCTGAATGTAATTGGTGGTATCTTGACGAGTATTTCAAAATTTAGTCAGAGTTCCACATTAGCTCAGAGTCACTCACAGATGTGCGTTCAGTATTCCAAGTATTATAGAAATATAGACATGGAATTATCTCTTGATCCTTGCCGTCGCGTTTGTGTTATAGAGTTTGTGAGAAAATGCCGCGAAGAGTATGATCGACTTCTCGATGACGCCCCCGATATCCCTTCTATATCTATCGAAGCGTTCAATTTAGAATTTCCAGAAAAGGTGAACAAACCTGACGTGTGTAACGGTCTCAGTATTATAGTGAGCGACGAGACCTCTTCAGAACTCGCGTCAAAGAGAGCCGTGACAAGGTGGCTCAGTGCTATAGCCGGTATAAGACGAAAAAGTAGAGATGATCTAGGTAGAGATGATCTAGGTAAAGTTGAATCACTCTAGCATTTTAATAAAAATGGTATAAAAGCCTGACACAATTATAACTAAATGAACATTGGAATACTCACGGCTGGTGGTGTCTGCCCGGGTGTCAATACTATTGTTCGCTCTATTACCCTTCGTGAAAAAAGTCAGGGTAATAAAGTCCATGGTTTCCGCAGTGGATTTAGAGGTATCAATGAAAATGTTAAAGAGTATTTTGATCAGGCATACATTGATGATGGCCCAGTTTCACTATTAAAAACATCGTATGACTACGTTGATATTGATAGAGCAGTTGAGAATATTTCCGGACTTGATCGTCTCTATTGTATATGTGGAAATGGCACTATGAAGTCTGCGCGGGATTTAGCCCTCGATGACCGAGTGGATACAAATATCATTGGTATTGCTAAAACAATCTACAATGATATACCGGGTATACAATCCATTGGTTTCCAGACAGCTGTCCAAGAACTCGCGAAATATATTGATTGTGCGTACATTGAAGCGACTTCCACAAACTCTATTGTTTTCTTAGAAGTGCCCGGAGTAAATAACAGTGATTTGGTAACACACGCTGGTTTCGCGAGAAATTCAAAGATAACGAATGTTATTCTACCAGAAACACATAGTGATTATAGAACTTCTATTGAATACAGTTACGCAAAGCGTGGATATGCGGTTGTCATTATTTCTGAAGTATGCAACTACGACTATCTACTCACCAGTCTTTCTACACATTCTAAAGTCATCCAACCTGGTTACCTCATTGGTGCGGTTGAACCGTGTACATATGATTCAATTCTTGCAGAACGCATGGGTAGGGAGACTTTTGCTTATGTACAAAATCACAGGGACTTCATCAAGGGTGCGACAAGTATCATGCCGCTGAGGGATTATCTTCGTGTAGTGTAGGTGTGGGATGTATAGATCACTTTACGAAGATCCAAAGTTCGTGGGTGCCCAGATATCACCACCGGATCTAATTACAGTGATAATGGAGGATGGTATTGAATATTTTAATTCCAAGGTTCAATTTAGATCAGAAGCTACACTTGACAAACAAACTAAACAAGTTAAAGGTACGACACAAGGTAAACAGAGAATAGTCCAGCTATTTGGCGAACCTGTTATAAGACAGAAGGGACGCTTTACAATCACAGAGTATGATCTCTGAAAGCTCTTATAACTCAGTTGGTTAGAGTGCGGTGCTTATATCTAAGATATACAGGAAATGATGTAAAAATCATAAAGGCACGCCGAAGCCGCGGGTTCGAACCCCGCTAGGAGCAACTTACCTTTTAGATATGTGTCCCATATGTAAAAGAATATTAAAGAATCGGGTCGTCGTCTTGGGATTCTCGGCCCCATGTTCCTCTATTCTAAAATTAGAGCGCACTCAAAAGCGAGATGCCACGTAAAAGCTTACTCCCGTTAAAATAAAGATCGTGGCGTATTTGTCAACCGCCTTTATATTTTTAAGCACGGCTGGATCGATATTTTCAAATTTTTCTTTATAGTTAGATGGTTTGAAAGGTAAATAAATCCAGCGACCGTATGGGAACACAGTCGGATTCATCCTGAACTTACAGCGAAGTAGGAAGTCATACCACGCGAGTACGAGGTATGGGAAATATAAAAGAGCTATCAACGCGTATTTATTTTTGCTCGGGAGCGAGTACGAGACGCTCGTTTGGAGAAGCGCTATGGCCGCGTTTAGATACCACACGTTATGTGCACAATCGTATCGCGCGTTGTACCAAGACGCAAGCAAGAAATTTACGAGCAGGAGCATGTCATGGCGCTCCTTGGGCACCAACCAATAGCTGAGTGCAACGTAGAAACTATAGATGACACACTTGATGTTGAGATAGTCGTCTGGCCACTTGAGTTGTTGTTGACCTTCCATTACATTAACGCGTGATTATTTTTTACATGTGCGCCCCATATGTAAAAGATAATCCCAATCTAATATAGATGATAACCAGAAGACGTGGCGTGTTTTACAGGGCTGGGCGTCCAGTCCCGGGTGCTGAACAGGAAAGGTATCGCAAAATTGGTATTCCCCCTGTTTACACAAATGTTGAGGTATATCCCAATGACCCCAAGCTTTTAGCGACCGCAATTGATGGTACGGGTAAAAAGCATTATTATTACAGTGAAAAGTTTTTGGAAAAGCAAAGAAAATTGAGAAAGGGGAGAGCTACACAGATTGACTTCTCTAAAATTAAGAGTGTTACGGCGAAGATACTTGGCGATCCCAAACACTCACTATGGGATGACGCGCTCACTCTCCGTATGATTGTAATAGCATACCTTCGTTCGGGGTCAAGGGACAATGTCGACGCTCTCGGTGCCATGTCCCTGAAGAGAAAGCATGTCAAATTGAGTCGGGATGGTCAAACGCTCACATTTGACTTTCCCGCAAAAAGTAGTCAAAGAAGAATCTATGAAGTGAAAGATAAAGTTCTCCACGACGCCATAACGAGGCAACAAAAGCCCCTCCTTTCTGGAAACTCAACTCATACACGAGTCAGAGACCTTTTACGAAAGATCACGAAGAATGATACCATACAAATCAAGGATGTTAGAACAGCCGGGAGTATGCAACTCTTCCAAAAACACCTCAAGAAGTATGACGGTGACGAAAAGAAGGCTACAGACGCAGCTGCGGAAACTATAGGTCATACACCTTCCACATCTAAAAAATATTACTTATTGTAATGAGGTACGGATCACTGGCACGTAAATTATTTAAGGTCCGATGGGGCCTCTATGGTAAGGGTCTCGTAGAAGATCATCATATCATACCCAAGCAATTTAAAAAACACCCGATTGTTGTCAAGGCAGGGTATGATATAGATGCAGGTAGTAATCTTATAATGTTACCAACGCGTCTAGGTAAGTTTATACTCCATGTGCGGGAAGATCGCCTCATTCACGAGGGAATACACACGGGCTATAATAAATATATTGAAAGTATGTTAAATTCAATTAAAACTACGGGCGAATTCATAGAATTTACAATGTTTTTGAAAAATTCTTGTCGTCATAGACCCCAAGATATACCATGGTCTTAATAACCCTTTTTGAGATCACTTGGTGTCGCATTTGGGTTATATCGTGAAACGAAATCTTCACGGCCGTGCTTGAAATGACCAATTGTACTTCGGTGAGAACGATCAATTTTCATACAATGTCTCAAATCCTTGTAATAAACCCTGGCTCCATTGACAATCAAGTCTTCGTGTTTCATATCAATATGGTTATCCATTGGTAAAAAGTGTTTTGAATAATCCTTCATGTTCTCAACGTTTATAAGATAACACTTAGTACTTGAGACCCACTTCAATTTATCAAGATTACCTTCTGTCTTGTCTACGAGTCTTGAAAGACAATGAAAGAAGCACATTTCAAAATCATCACCCTTTTCATCTATGACCGCCTGAATTTCATCATATAACCTGGGCGATTTTACTATTACATTATCTTCGAATATAACCGCATATTTAAGACCCTGATCGTAACATCTCTTATAAAATTCCATGTGCCCCATGAAACACCCAATGGCACCAAGATTGAAATAAGTTATATCAGGTCTTTTTACCGAGGAATCTTCGTACATTTCAAGAGCCTTTTCATAATAATCATCATCAATAAGATTTTCATATTTTTGTGCTCCCGATGGCGTCCTCGTGTCTGGACCATATATAATTTCAAACGGAATATCTGAACTATGTGTCTTTATAAATCTACTCTGACGTTTTTTCTCTTTTTTCAATGTTAACAAAAAACATTTATAACTATACTTACTTTTGTTTGGTTTGGAAAGTAATATGTATATCACTAGTAAAAGTAAGATGACAAACAGTATCATACCTACTTAAACATTAGAAAATATTACATGGTAAGATGAATCTTATAGACGTCTCTGGTCTCACGAGCTCCATTTTAATATGTCTCATGTTTATACCAGAAGTAATTCATGTATATCAGATCA